TAAGAAAACATCTAACGCGCCAACGCCTATTAGTCCTCTCACTGCCAGAAGCTCGGGTTCGCCCGCATACGATACAACTGACCCACGCTCTATCAAAACGATGAGTACGTCAGACTGGATCGAAGCCGAACGGCAGCGTCAGGTTAAAAAGCATGAAGCGCTACGCAACCGCTAACTTACTTTTAGGAAATTATCATGGCTAATAGCCTTCTTACCATTGACATGATTACCCGTAAGTCTCTCGAAATCCTCGAGAACAATCTGGTACTCACACGCAACGTAAACCGCCAGTACGACGACTCCTTCGCTGTTGAAGGTGCCAAGATTGGCTCGACTCTCCGTATCCGCCTGCCCGATCGTGCGCTGGTAACTGACGGTGCTGCCCTGCAAGTTCAGGCAGACAACGAACAGTTCACAACGCTGACTGTGTCCAGCCAAAAGCATATCGGCGTGAACTTTACGTCTGCCGAACTTACAATGCAATTGGATGACTTCGCAGAGCGTGTCTTGAAGCCTCGCGTCTCGCAGTTGGCATCTTCGGTTGACGCCGACGTTGCGACTTCGTACAAAGGCATCTACAACACAGTTGGCTCACCAGGCACTACGCCTGCGACTTCCTTGGTTCTGTTGCAAGCCAACCAGAAGCTCAACGAATTTGCCACTCCGATGGATCAGCGCTACGCAACGGTTAACCCCGCTGCCAACGCCGGTCTGGTTGAGGGCATGAAAGGTCTGTTTAACCCAACCGGCACTATCAGCCGCCAGTTCAAAAACGGCATGATGGGTGAAGGCATTTTGGGTCTGGACGAGATCAATATGTCTCAGTCAATCAGCAACCACACGAACGGCGATTGGGGCACTGCCATCACTGTGACGTCTACCGTTGCAACTCAAGGTCAAGCCACTCTGCCAATCAGCTTCACTGGTTCGAGCAAGACATGGAACGTGGGCGACGTATTCACCATCGCTGGTGTGTTCGCTGTTAACCCACAGACACGTCAATCGACAGGTAGCTTGCAACAGTTTGTTGTGACTGCTGCGGTAACTGGTTCTTCGACAGCTACTCTGGACATCAGCCCCGCTCTGTACACAGCCAGCAACGCATTGGCTACTGTGTTCTCTTTCCCACAAGCCGGTGCTGTTGTGACGATGGTTGGTTCGGCTACTGTTAGCTACCCACAGAACCTGATCTACCACAAAGATGCCATTAGCTTTGCTACGGCTGACTTGTTGTTGCCACAGGGCGTGGATATGGCTTCGCGCCAAGTCCATAACGGTATTTCGTTGCGTATCGTGCGTCAGTACGACATCAACAACGACCGTCTCCCTTGCCGTATTGACGTGCTGTATGGCTACAACGCCATCCGTCCCGTCACTGCCGTCCGTCTCTGGGGCTAAATCAGTGGGGGCTTCGGCCCCCATTCGTAATTTATTTAAAGGAAATTTATCATGGCACTTTCTAATGGCACAGGCGGTTATCAGGTCGGCGCAGGCGCAACTGACGAAGCAATTATGTTCGTTCAGGGCGCACCTACTGCATTGGCTGCCGCAGCAACCGCAACGGCTGCACAACTCCAAAATGGTCTGTTTACTTTTGACGGCACCGCTGGCAACCTAACATTGCCAACAGTTGCTTTGTTAGAAGCAGGCATGCCTAGCGCACAAAAAGTCAATTCTGCATTTGATTTCTTTGTTATCAACATTGATGCTGCTGGTTCTGATACAGTCACTTTGGCTGTTGGCACTGGTTGGTCTATCGTTGGTGTTGCTGCGGTAACTGTTAATACTTCGGCTCATTTCCGTGCGCGTAAGACTAGCGACACGACTTGGACTGCATATCGCATTAGCTAATGTAACAACCCCGTCCTTCGGGGCGGGGTTTAACTTTTTTTGGAATTGATAAAGGAGTTTTAACATGGCAAATAATAAACCGATTGGCGTAGCATACGCTGATCCTTTGCTTGATTCTGTACAAGTTGGTACCTCTAATGAGCCTATTGAAATTAATACTTCAGGCGTATTAAATGGTGCTTATGCGACAACCTCAGCCGCTTCAGGCGACACCCGTCTTAACTTTAGCCGTTTAACTTTTACCTCCACAGGTTCAGGCGAAACTGCACGTTTCTTGACCCGTGTAACTGGTGCTAACGGTGCTACTGCTGGAACTATTAACGGCGCTCACATTAGCTGCGCAGTTAACACTGGTGGCACAATTAGTGGTGCGGCTAACGCTTTGCGCGCAACTATTGGTGGTTCGTCTACTAACCCAGGCGGCACACTTGCTGCGTTGCAACTTGATTCCGATATTGCTTCTGGCGGCACTTGGTCTAACGCATCTTTCTTGCGCGTGACCAACTCTGGCAGTGGCACACTCGGTAACTTTGCAGCATTACCCGCTGTAGCTGTAGATGGCGTATTTCGTGCAAAAGTAGGATCCCCTGTTGTATCGCACACTATTCCTGTGACTAGCGGTGGTGTAACTTACTATATTATGGTTTCTACAATCGCCTAATATGATAATTACAAAAGAGTTTTTGCTGTCTGAAATCTCTGACTTAGAGGCTGAATCACAGAAGGCGCAAGTCTTCTTGGTTCAGGCTCAAGCTACTATTTCAGCATATACGTTGCTTATAAAGAAATTAGACGAGCCAACCGAAAATGCAAATCTATCTTAAACACCCAGTTCATGGTACTAAGATTGCCACCATGAGTCTGGAAGCAGAATATGATGAAACAAACGGCTGGGTGCGGTACAATCCCGATACGCCTGAAGTTGAAGTAGCGGAGCCAGTTAATACGCTAAAACGTCGTCGTAAAACTACGGAGTAAACATGGCCACAACAGCCAATGACCAGATCAACGGCGCTTTGCGCTTACTCGGCGTGTTGGCTGAAGGTGAGACTCCGTCAGCAGCGACATCGCAAGACGCACTTGTTGCGCTGAATCAAATGATCGACAGTTGGAATACTGAGCGTTTAGCCGTATTCTCAACCCAAGACCAAGTGTTTAGTTGGCCTCCAGGCTTCTACGAGCGCACACTGGGACCCACAGGCGACTTTGTGGGCAACCGCCCGATCTTGGTTGAAGACTCCACATACTTTAAAGACCCTGCGTCTGGTATCTCCTACGGTCTTAAGCTGATCAATCAGCAGCAATACAACGGTATTGCAGTCAAGACCGTGACCTCGACCTACCCGCAAGTCATGTGGGTCAACATGACTTACCCAGACATTACAATGACGATCTATCCGGTGCCTACCAAGGTGCTGGAGTTCCACATTGTGTCGGTTGAAGAATTAACAACCCCCGCCAATCTTGCAACAAATTTAGCGTTCCCACCAGGCTATCTGCGGGCGTTTCGCTACTGCTTGGCGTGTGAGTTAGCCCCTGAGTTTGGTGTTGAGCCATCGCCCACAGTCATGCGGGTTGCGATGACCTCTAAGCGTAACTTAAAGCGTATTAACAATCCTGACGACATTATGTCAATTCCTTATTCGATTGTTGGCACTCGTCAGCGCTTTAACATTTTCGCTGGTAACTTCTAGGATTAATTATGGCAAACGTAACCATACCCCAATTACCAGCAGCCACCACTTCGGCTGGAACTGACCTATTGCCTGTAGAGCAAAGTGGCGTTACTAAACAAATGACTAGAACAATTTTGTTGACTAACGCTACGTTAACTACAGCTATTCTCGGAACACCCCAATCTGGCACATTAACGAACTGTACGGGTTTGCCCGTATCTACAGGCGTTAGTGGGCTTGGCACAAACGTGGCTACATTTTTGGGTACACCTTCTAGCGCTAATTTACGCGCTGCCGTAACGGACGAAACAGGTACAGGCGCATTAGTTTTTGCAACTAGCCCGACTTTGGTGACTCCACTTCTTGGCACGCCAACCTCTGGAGTGCTTACTTCATGTACTGGATTGCCACTTACCACAGGCGTGACGGGTGCGTTACCAGTTGCAAATGGTGGCACAGGTGCATCAGAAGCAGTTCAGGCATTAAGTGGCCCTGGTGCGGTAAATATTACAAGTCTTTCCACAGCATTCACATCAACTGCTGCGGGTAATGCGCTGACGCTTGCAGATGGCGCACAAGGCCAACTCAAGACCATTATTTATGTTGCAGAAGCCGCGGGCGGTGATACTGGTGTTTTGACACCAACCAACCTAGGAAGTGCAACCACAATCACATTCAATGCAGTTGGTGATTCGGTGACTCTCCAGTTTGCTGGAACTGATTGGTGGGTCGTTGGATTTCGTGGTGCTGTGGTTGCGTAACATATGAAAACACCAATCTTAGGATCGGCGTATGTTGCCCGCAGCGTTAATGCGGCGGATAACCGCATGGTTAACATGTTCCCAGAAGTCATCCCCGAGGGTGGCAAAGAGCCAGCGTTTCTGAACCGTGCGCCTGGGCTGAAGTTCTTAGCCACAATAGGCAACGGTCCCGTGCGTGGGCTGTGGGTGCTAAAGGCTGACCCAACACGCGCCTTTGTCGTGTCGGGCAATCAGTTCTTTGAGATTGACAGTAGCTACACAGCGACCCTGCGTGGTACGGTAAATGGTACGGGCCCCGTGTCAATGGTAGATAACGGCACTCAGATTTTTATTGCTACAAACCCTAATGGCTATATCTTTAACACGTCTACAAACGTGTTTGCTCAGATTACTGACCCAGACTTCCCTGGTGCTGTGACGGTAGCGTACCTTGATGGTTACTTTATTTTTAACCCGCCTAACTCGCAAAGGTTTTATTTAACCGCGTTGTTAGATGGCACTTCGGTTGATCCGCTAGACTTTGCAAGTGCTGAAGGCTCGTCTGACGGGCTGGTCGCACTCATTGTCGATCACCGCGAACTGTGGCTCTTTGGTACAGACTCAATTGAAGTCTGGTATGACGCAGGGCTGTCTGACTTTCCCTTTGTACGCATCCAAGGCGCGTTTAACGAGCTAGGATGCGCTGCCCCATACTCTGTTGCCAAGTTGGACAACGGACTGTTCTGGCTCGGTTCTGACGCCCGTGGTAAGGGTATCGTATACCGTGCTGAAGGCTACACGGGAAAACGCATGAGCACCCACGCAGTTGAGTGGCAGATCCAGCAGTACGGCGACATCTCGGATGCCATTGGCTACACCTATCAGCAAGACGGTCACGCTTTCTACGTCTTGATCTTCCCAAGCGCAAATACGACTTGGGTGTTTGATGTGGCGACTCAAGCGTGGCATGAGCGTGCAGGGTTTGTAAACGGTGACTTTACCCGCCATCGTTCTAATTGCCAAATGGCGTATAACGGTGAAGTCATAGTAGGTGACTACCAGAACGGTAACATCTACTCTTTTGATTTGGATGTGTACGCTGACAATGGTCAAATCCAGAAGTGGCTACGCTCATGGCGGGCGCTGCCCACGGGTCAGAATAACCTGAAGCGCACAACACAGCACTCCATGCAGTTAGATTGCGAAACGGGTGTAGGCTTAAACGGTGTTGATCAAACTGAAAATGTTGAATGGTTTTTTTACACTTCTAGTGGAGATCAACTTGTAACCACTAGCGGCGATTTGTTAATGTTTTCGCCACCCTTTGTACAGGGCGCTAATCCACAGGCGATGTTGCGTTGGTCAGATGATGGTGGTCACACATACTCTAACGAGCATTGGAAGTCTCTTGGCAAGATCGGCGTATTCCAACGTCGTGCTATCTGGCGCAGGCTTGGCATGACTTTGAAGTTGCGGGATCGGGTGTACGAATTGTCAGGTACTGATCCGGTCAAGATTGCTATTGTCGGCGCTGAACTAATACTGAGTCCTACAAATGCCTGATATTACCCAAATCATGCCCCCAAGGGTGCCGCTTGTAGATCAGCGCACGGGGCTAATTTCGCGGGAATGGTATCGGTTCTTTTTCAATCAGTTTGAAAAAGTAAGCGGCAGTGCTGCGTCTTTAGAAGATGTACAGCTTGGGCCAGTTGAAACAGACTCTTTTGTTTTTGAGTTCATTAAAAACATTACGCAGTTTGCCATTCAACCGGCACAAGATGGCGTTGTTGATCAGATTGCAGAGATGCAAAAGCAGATCCAAGCGGCAGAACTTAGTTCTGAGGGCGCTCTTATGGCGCTACAAGCGCAGTTAGCCAACTTATTTGCCGACGTGCAAGGGTTAGCGCTATCGCCTCCTGTGACGCCCCAGTTAAAACGGGCAAGGTACGGGTCGTTTTACGACACCACCACGCAGACAGGTACGACCATTAACACGGCTAAAGCCATTACGTTTAACACGACTGACCTCAGCAACGGGGTGTACCTTGGTACGCCTACCTCACGGGTATACGTCGATACGCCAGGGATTTACAACTACGATATGTCGTTTCAGCTAGATAAGACTAGCGGCGGCGTAGGTAACTTTTACATTTGGTTTAGGCTTAATGGCGTGGATGTTGCCAACAGCGCTAGTTATATACAGATTCAAGGCAATAACGCTGAGATATTTTCCTCGTTAAATTACTTTTTTGATTTAAACGCAGGGGATTATGTTGAAATAATGTTTTCGGTTTCGGATCTTAGTGTTGAACTTGCGGCCTTTGCTGCTGCTGCACCTGTCCCAGCCATACCCTCTATCATTCTGACCGTTGCAAATAATATCGAAGGAGCATCAACATGACCGTAACCGTAAAGGTACTTGTACCGGCAAAGACTGCTGAAAACGCCCAGACAACGCAATATACTGCGTCGGGTGTGACTGCGCTGATTGACAAGTTTACCGCAACCAACTATAGCGGTTCGGCTGCCACTATCAGTGTGAACTTGGTAACTGCGGCGGGATCAGCCGGTAACGACAACTTAATTGTCAAGACTAAGACCTTGCAGCCATCCGAGACGTATACGTTTCCTGAGCTAGTAGGGGCAGCGCTTATGCCCAGTGGCTTCATCTCGACCTTGGCAGGAACGGCTTCTGCGGTTAACATTCGTGTGTCGGGTCGAGAGATTACATAATGAGTCATTTAGAGTCTTTGCGCAGCGCATTTGAGACTACGCTACAACTGCCTGCTGTAGCGGGTGAGTGGCTGTTGATGCTGTACGAGACAATTCAATTGCTAGATGATTGCGCTGATGACGATAAGATTCAACGATCTGACTTGGATTCTGTTATTTGGGCTTCTTTGGTAGCTATGCCGTCCAATGCGTTTTATTTGGCAAACCAGAAAGAATTAGCGTCTGCTGTGGCGAATATGATTTTAAAATGGCAAGCGTCCGATAAAGTAGAACGCGCAGGCAAACATGACGAAGTGTCTTTTGTTTGGCGCGCTGGGTACTACGATGTTGTATTAACTGTTGTTCGGTTATGCCACGGAGTAGCAATTGCGCACCAATGCGCTGCCGATGTCATGCGATTGTACGGCGAAAAATACAGCGATTATGTAAAGGAGTTCGATAATGCCTGATCCAATTAGCGGCATGGCAGTAGCCAGTATTGGCGGTTCTTTAATCTCAGCCGGCGCTGCGGGAAAAGCTGCGGACACACAAGCTGACGCAACAGAACGCGCTGCTCAACTGCAAAACGAACAGTTTTTAAGAAGCATTGAACTGCAAGAACCGTTTCGCCAAGCGGGATTGCAAGGTCAAAATAGGCTGTTGACTTATCTTGGTATTGGCGGCACACCACAATACGACGACACTGCATATAACAAAGCGCTTGCTGATTACAACGCAAGTCTTTCTAGACTTGATCCGTCGCAGTTTACAACGGGCGGTGGTGGCGGTGGCTATTACACTAGTGGCGGCGGCGAATCTGACCAGATGCCGGTTTACCAAGGAGGCACTGGCGGTACTTTTGACCAAGCGGGTTACGACACAGCGCGGGCTGGAATTGTTGCGCCTGATCGTGAGAAGTTTAGACTTACTAGTGGTGATGTTAACGATCCAAATTTTGGTAAATACGCAACGGCTGAGTATACGCCTGAGATGTTTGCCAAGGGTATGGACCCAGGCTATCAGTTCCGCCTTAAAGAAGGTATGCAAGGTCTTGAGCGCAGCGCTGCCGCCCGTGGTGGTTTGCTATCCGGTGGTACGCTCAAAGGCATCCAGCGCTACGGTCAGGACATGGCATCGCAAGAATATCAAAACGCTTTTAATCGTTACCAAGCAGAGCGCACAGGCACACTTAACCCATACCAATCATTAGCGGGTGTTGGTCAATCTACGGCTAACACGCTTGGTACTATGGGTATGAACTACGCTAACCAAGTAGGCGAGTTATATCAAGGCGGCGCTAACGCAAGGGCTTCTGGTTATGTTGGTGGTGCTAATGCGCTTAATCAAGGCATCAGTGGCGTATCTAATATGTATTTCCAAAATCAATTGCTTAATCGCTTGCCGGTTAGCTCTGGATCAACAGCCGGTGGCTGGACTTCAGCGTAAGGATAAGATATGCCAATTAACCCAAACATTGCATTAGGCATTCAGCCTGTTCAGCAGCCTAATCTTCTTGGCCAGATGGGTCAGATTATGGCCATCCGCGCTGCGCAACAAGAAATGGAAGGCAGTCAAGAAGCAAGAAATTATTTTGCCAAACCGGCTTCTGAGCGTGGTGATCCATCAAGATTGCTTGGCACAAAGCAAGGGCAAGCAGCGTATAAAGCGCTTAACGAAGGACAAGTTAAACAACTTGAAGCTGAACAAAAAAGAATTAATTTGGTCGGTGCGGGCGCAGGCGCAGTGTTGGAAAACCCAACAATGGAAACTTTTACAACTGTAGTTTCTGATTTGGTTAACAGAGGGATATACACGCCTCAACAACGCGATCAAGCGTTTGCAGCTATTGGGAATGACCCGTCAAAAATTAAAGCATTTGTAACACCGATATTTAACCAAGCAATTTCTGCTGAAAAGCGGTTATCTGATATTACATCGCGCGCTAATGCTGCTACGGCTGCTGGCCCTGGTCATCGTCAAGCTTCGGTTGCCGAGCAACGTTTAAAGATGGAACAAGACGAACTTGAGGAAATTCGTAAAATAATACAACAAGGACGTGTGGAAACACCTTCTGTTGCAGTAACACCTTCCGTGGTTAGCATTGGAGGAGGAGGCGGCGGCGCACCAATGCCAACAGCACCTGTTGCTGGCGCAGTAACACCTGTTACAGGCGCAGGGGTGCAACCTAACGTGTTGGCGACACAAGTGACGCCGCCTACAGCACCTCCAGCGCCGTCTGTTAACGCGTTAGATTCAAATGCGCAAGGACAACAAATTATCCAACAAATTAGCCAACTTATCCGCACTGGTCCAAAAGGAAGGCAAGTAGCAGACTCTTTAATTAAAGAATACAATTTATTAAACCCAGCGGGAAAAATTGAGCCCGACGCAAATGGAGTGTTACAAATTGTAAACGAGCGCGCAGGCACTTCTAGACCTGTTATCGGCGCAGATGGTAAACCAGTAATTGCTAAGTCCCCATTTGAATCTGCATACAGTAAAGGTGTTGGCGAAGAAGCAGCTAAGTCTGACGTAGCATTAGTTAGTAGCGCGCAAGCTGCTGTTGCAAAATTACAAGACATTAACCAAACGCTTACGCAACTTAACAAGTCAGACGCAATTACTGGTTTTGGCGCCGATTTACTTACCGATGTTGAGCGGTTTAGAGCGCAATTTACGCAAGATATTAAAGCCGGCAAACGTGTCGCAGATACGCAAATTCTTAATGCTATGCTTGGTTCTGAAGTGTTTGGCATGATCCAATCACTGGGCATTGGAGCAAAAGGTTTAGATACCCCTGCTGAACGCGAATATTTGCGTGAAGTGATGACAGGTACTGTCCGAATGGATAAGGCTGCTCTTATTAAATTGACAGAGATTCGCAAGAACGTTACTGAAAGAGCAATTGACGAGTACAACAAAAAATTGGATAGCGGCGAACTTAATAGGTACTTTGAAACGCGCGGTATAAAACCTAAAAGAATTGAAAAACCAGCCTCGCCTAGTGCGGCGGTTACTGATTCAATAGAAAGTTTAAAAGAAGCAGGACTTTGGCAGTACATGTCGCCTGAGGATCAAAAATTATGGCAGAAATGACCATTGAGCAACAACGCGCTATAGCAATCGCGCGCGCTCGTCGAAAAGCTGAAGAAGAAGCATTGCCTGGCGCAAGATCTGAAACGCCCGAGTGGGGCGTTGAAAACCCAACAGCATTTAAAATTGCTTCTGGTGCTAGAGAGATGCTTGGTCCAACGTTTGAAGCCTTGGGCACAGCGGGGGGCGCCGTGTTAGGTTCAGCTTTAGGTCCTGTTGGTACAGTAGGCGGCGCAGGGCTTGGCTATGGGATGACACAAGAAGTATTGCGTGGTGCGGATGTTTTGCTAGGCCGCGCAAAACCACGAACAGGCATGGAGACTGTAACTGAGCCCGTTGGCAACGTAGCGTTTGGCGCCGTCACAGAAGCGGCTGCGCCTAAAGTTATGTCTTTGTTATCTAAAGGCGCTGGGCGTGTTGTTGACTTTGTTAAAGGAAATCGCCCTGAAATTAAAGCGGCAAATATGCTGCGTCAGTCGTTAGAATCCGGCACACGCTCAGGCGTTGAGCCTGTTCAAAACGTGTTGCGCAACGCACCAGAAGGCATGACTGCTGCGCAAGCAACTACTGATCTTAAAGCACCTTTGTGGCAATCGTTAAACGCTAGTGTTGCTCGACAGCGCGGTGCGGTGGATGATTACGCAAACGTGCTTGCTAATCAGCAAGCCAACGATTTAGCTGATTTGGCTAAGTTTGCAGGCGGCGATACCGCTACTGAAGTACGTCAATCTGTAACGGGCGCTAAACGCGCGTTAGGCGCAACAACTGAGCCAACTAAAAAAGCAGCACTTACTGCCGCTTCTGATGTTAGCGAAACTATGGTTGGGCTAAAAGGTGAGGCTGCAACAGCGCGAGAAGCAGCCGAAATAAAAACTGCCGATGCACGGCGCATGGCATCCGCCGCTGAAAAAGCTGCCGCCCGCGCTAACAAAACATTTCCTGTTGAAGGGCAGCCCCGTGTGTCTGGAAAGTATAGTTACTGGGGTACTGAAGCGGCTGAGACTGCTGAAAAGCAATTGTCTGACGCCGCAAGCGGTTCACTTAAATTTGGTGACGCTGCCAGGCTACGCGAAGCAGCATTAGAAAGTTTGCAAAACGCTGGGCTTGTGCCACTTGAAGGCAAACCTTTAGCAGATCAAATTCGTGCGCTAACAAAAGACCCTGCGTTTGCCGGTAATCGCGAACGTGCAATTGCGCTTAATCGTGTAGCTAAAGAAATTGAACAATGGACTTCTTCTAATGGTGTGGTAGATGCTCACGCATTAGATGCAATCCGCAAAAACGTAGTCAATTCTATTTTTGCAAACAGCCCGTTAGACCCTAAAGCTAAAGCTAAAGCTGTTGCGCAAACAATGAACGATATTCGTCCTGCGATTATTGACGCAATAGAATCCGCTGGTGGTACTGGCTATAAAGACTATTTGCAGTCATATCAAAAAGGCATTCAATCTGTTAATCAAAAGCAGCTAATGGGCGCTGCGCTTGATATGTATAAAAACAAACCTGATGAGTTCATTAAACTTGTTGATGGTGACATCCCCAAGTCTGTTGAAAAAATTATGGGGTTTGGTAATTTTAGTGTTGCGGATGAACTTGGCCCTGAAGCGATGGCTACTTTGCGCAGCGCAGCGCAGACGTTGAAAAACGCTAAAGAAATGACTGCACAATCGTCAATGGCGCAAGATGCGTTGCGTGAATTGCTTGCAGAAAACGTGTCGCTTATGCGCTTGCCATCTTTAATCAGTGCTAAATTTGCCGCAACAAACGTTGCAATTGGTATTTTAGAAAAGAAAATTGGCAAAGATGTTATGAAAGCACTTGTTGACGGTTTAAAAACCGGCAAAGGCGCTGCTGAATTATTAGACACGCTTCCTACTAGCGAAAAGAATCGTGTGCTTAAACTTTTGTCCGATCCAAGAAATTACGGTGTCCCAGCAGGCGGTTTAGCTACAGGCGCGGCGAGTGCCACTGGTGCTGATGAATATATTAGCGGGCTAACAAAAGATCCTGTTGGAACGCTCACAGGGGCAAACAAACTAGCACCACAAAAACTATACCAAAACCGCAACTCTCTGAGGCCGTAGC